AAATGATTTTATTCAATGGTCATTCAAAGCATTGAATATGCAACAACCTCATCCTAAGTTTCACTTTAGTGAAGACACAGAAGAAGCACAAGAACAACATAGAACAGGGATGCATGACGGAGACGGTAATATCACAGTGTATGTTGCAAATCGTAATCTTGTAGATATCTGTAGAACAATATTCCATGAACTAGTTCATCATAGACAAGACCAATTGGGTATGATTAAAGACGGTGATAGTTATCCCGGTAGTCCTATTGAAGCGATGGCAGATATGATGGCGGGAAAGTACATAAAAATTTATGGCAAGCAACACCCCGAAATCTTCCAGTAAAGTTAGGGAATCATTACAGAACATACCTGATGATTTGTTTGACACTGATCCAAACGTTGATGCAAAAGCTGCGTTACTAAAGAAACAGTTTAACAAAGATCCATTAAGATTAGCATTATTAATTAAGAGAATGATAAATGAGAGCAAGTGAATTTATATCAGAAAACATGTCACGTAGAGGATTTCTAGGTGCTCTTGGTGCCGGCGCCGCTGCCGCAGCAGCCCCGGGTGTAGCAAAAGCAGGTGAATTTATGCAACTTGGCGACTTTGGGTTACAACGATACGCAAAAGAAGCAGATAAGCTAGAAGCAAGAATCAAGCCAATCTTTCAAAGACTATTAGCAGCAGCAGGACCAGCTGCACAAAAATTTAAAAATATTCAAATCACTGTTGAAACTGTGCCTATGATGGCAGAATATGGTGACGGTAAAATAAGTTTTGACGTTAGCGTATTTTATGATTTAAGTGACGATACTATTGCGTACAAACTGGGACACGAATTGGGTCACGCTTATTATAATCATCGTGGATATCAAGGTATGACTAGGCAACAAGCACACGATGAAGAAATCAAAGCCGACGTATTTGGTGCTAGACTAGCATACAAAGCAGGATACAATCCCAAAGAAGCATTTAGTAATTTTTCTGCCGCGATGAAAAAAGCTAAAGATACTGCTACTCATCCCTCATATCAAACACGAATTAACAATGTTAAACAACAAACAGGTATCCCTGTAGCAACGATTCAAGACCTACAGCATAATATGATGGCTATACGTAACTCTATGACAGCATAATATGAGAGCAAGTGAATTTATATCAGAAGACATGTCACGTAGGGGATTTCTCGGCGCATTGGGTGCCGGCGCAGCTACTGCTTCAGGTGTCGTTCAAGCTAAAGTTAATCCTCAGCCAGTCGCTAACAATCCTAAAGTAGAATTGTTAATGAAGTGGGCTAAGAAATTCATCACAGACCCTGCAGAACTAGCAGCATTCATGGCACAATGCGCCCATGAAAGTGACAACTTTAAAGCAATGGAAGAGTACGGTAGTCCTGAACGCTTTGCTAAGAAGTATGACATTCAGTATAACCCGGCTAAAGCAAAACAACTAGGTAACACTAAGCCCGGTGACGGTATCAAGTATCGTGGCCGTGGCTATATTCAGTTGACTGGTAAGTATAACTATGAAAAAGCAGGGGAATGGATCAGTAAGTATATTGGTCATCCTGTAGACTTTGTTGCCCAACCTGATTTAGTAGCTACACCAACTGCGGCGGCGCTGAGTAGCATATGGTACTGGAAGACATTTGTTAAGCCTCGTACAAAAAGTTTTACTAACACTGCACAAGTTACTAAGAACATTAATCCCGGATTGAAAGGTCAATCGAGCCGTGAACAAAAGGCACGTGATTGGCAATCACACTTGAATGTTAAGCCAGGTAAAGGCACTAAGGTTGCGTCAAGATGAGAGCACGTGAATTCACACCCAAATCTAAACTAGTAGATTATAATGGTGTGACCCTACGTATAACCAAAGACAAGTATACATTAAAAGTTGAAGCACTTGATGATTGGGGTAACAACGTTTTAGGTTTTGTTGAATTTAACATAGGTGACGGTAAGGAGTTGGATCCTCAAGAACTTTACGTTGAACCGAAATATCAAAGACAGGGTATCGCTAGTACAATGTATGACTATGTTAAGAAGATTGGTTATATAATCGTAAGAAGCTGGGACCAAACAGATGCAGGGTCAGACTTCTGGGACAAACATCGCGGTGAAGATGTTCGTGTTTGGGAAGAATAAAGGTTAAACTCGTTACGTAAAAAGATTGACTTTTCTACGTAGTTCATATATACTAACTACTTCTTTAGGAGATTATATATGACAGCAAAAATGTTTAGCGGCGACCAGAAAATCAAACTTACCCAACTTATCAATGAAGGCATGGCAGTCATGCACGAGATTGATACCTTGCAAGGTGGTTTAACTGATACAGTCAAAGCTATCGCAGAAGAATTGGAAGTCAAACCTTCTGTACTCAAAAAGGCGATCCGCATCGCCCATAAAGCAAGTCTCACTCAAACAAACCAAGAACACGAAGACCTCAATACTATTTTGGAAACAGTGGGTAAAACACTTTGAGTTATGTAGATGCTATTCATAGCAGGGACGAAGACCGCATCTACGTTGTTGAACGAGGTGATGACGGCAAGCGTCATTATAACGAGTTCCCTGCTAACTATGTTTTTTATTACGATGATCCGAAGGGTAAACAACGTAGTATCTACGGCAACCCTGTATCCAGATTCAGTTCACGCAAGCGCACAGAGTTTGAAAAAGAACGTAGAGTTTACTCAGGTAAACAACTTTACGAAAGTGATGTTAACGTAGTATTCCGCGCATTAAGTGAAAACTATCTTAATGTTCCGGCACCTAAACTACACACTTGCTTCTTTGACATTGAAGTAGACTTTGATCCAGATAAGGGTTTTAGTCCTACTGATGATCCATTCAATCCTGTAACTGCTATCAGTTGTTATTTGGATTGGCTTGACCAGTGTATCACAATGGTTATTGCCCCGAAGCACATGAGCCCAGAAACAGCGGCTGAAATCGTTGCAGAGTTTGAGAACACTATTCTTTTTACTAGCGAGAAAGAAATGTTTGATACGTTCTTTGCGTTGATTGAAGATGCTGATGTGTTGACTGGTTGGAACTCAGAGGGCTATGATATTCCTTATATGGTTAATCGTGTCACCCGAGTAATGAGTAAGGATGATACACGTAGATTCTGTTTACTAGGTCAGCTACCAAAGCCAAGAACATATGAACGTTTCGGTAAAGAGGAACAAACATATGACTTGATTGGTCGCATTCACATGGACTATTTACAGTTGTACAAAAAGTATAACTATGAATCGCGCCACTCATACAAACTAGACGCTATCGGTGAGATGGAAGTCGGTGAAAACAAAACACAATACGAAGGTACGCTTGACCAATTGTATAACAAAGACTTTAAAAAGTTTATTGAATACAACAGACAAGATACTATGTTGTTGGTTAAAATTCACAACAAACTAAAGTTCTTAGAATTAGCTAATCAACTAGCACATGAAAACACAGTACTGTTGCCAACAGTTATGGGTTCAGTTGCTATGATTGAAATGGCTATTCTTAACGAAGCCCACGAACGTGGAATGGTAGTTCCAGACAAGAAAAGAAAGATTGACAATGATGATGAAGCACAGCAAGCGGCAGGTGCCTTCGTTGCTACTCCCAAAAAGGGAATGCACGAATGGGTCGGAGCAGTTGACATTAACTCACTCTATCCGTCGGTCATCCGAGCACTTAACATGGCGGGCGAGACTATTATTGCCCAAGTTAGACAAACCCTCACAGACAAGTACATGAAAGACAAGGCACTTAAATTAGGTGCCGCGAAGAAACGTGCTAAAGAAGGTGATGAAGTTACCGGTGCTATCTTATGGGAAGGATTGTTTGGTGCATTAGAGTACTCTGCAATCATGAACCAAGAACGCGGTACAATCTTAACTGTAGACTACGAAGATGGTCGCAGTGTAGAAATGTCAGCGGCAGAAATCTGGAAGATGGTCTTTGACAGTCACAAGCCCTGGATGCTATCGGCGAATGGCACAATCTTCTCGTATGAGAAAGAAGGTGTCGTACCCGGTCTATTGACTCGCTGGTACTCAGAACGTAAAGAAACGCAGAAGAAAGCAAAAGAAGCATACGGTACAGATATGTACGAGTATTATGATAAGCGTCAGCTTGTTCGTAAAATTTTACTTAACTCAGCTTACGGCGCGTTGTTGAATGAACACTGTCGTTTCTATGACAAACGCATCGGTCAATCAGTTACATTGTCAGGGCGCCAGATTGTTAAACACATGATGAGCCAAATCAATCAAACTGTTGCAGGTGATTACACACATGAAGGAGAAGCAATTGTATACGGCGATACTGATTCTTGCTATTTTACTGCGTTTCCATCGCTTAAAGAGCAAATCAAAAACGGAGAACTAGACTGGAATAAAGAATTGTGCATTGGCTTGTATGATTCTATTGCAGACGAAGCGAACAACAGTTTCCCTGCTTTTATGGAGAAAGCATTTCATGCTCCTCGTAAGAATGGCGAGATTATCAAAGCTGGTCGTGAACTGATTGGTGACCGTAGTATCTTTATTACTAAAAAGCGTTATGCTATCAATATCTTTGATAAAGAAGGTAAACGCAAAGATAAAGAAGGTGCTCTCGGTGATATCAAGGCTATGGGTCTTGACTTGAAACGTGCTGATACTCCTAAATATGTACAAGAATTCTTAATGGATGTACTTGAAATGGTTCTTCAACGTGGTAATAGCAGAGAAGAAGTTATTGAAAAGGTTAAAGAGTTCAAACGTGTACTTGTTGCGCAGGAATCATGGACTAAAGGCTCACCTAAGTCAG